TTAAAATGACATTCGCTCAAAAAAGGCGTGCGCTACTACCTGATAAAAGCCTATTACGTACTCCATTCGTATGGTTTCAGTTTCGTAGGGAGGATTATTGTATTCTGGCAATGGGTCTGGGATAAGGTCTATATACCCACTTTCGCTGCTTCGCTTTACGATTTTGACAGTGCGCAAGCCGTTTTTAGTTATTATAGCGTATATTTCATTGGTAGGAAAATACTCCCACCATTCATTTATCTTTTTTAGCCCTATTACGGAGCCGTTTTTAATGCGCCTTGACATTGAGTTACCTGTAAGTACACAAGCAAAATCTGCGCCTGAAAAGCTGGGTGAACTTATCACAAATGAAGGCTTTACTTCGGAGAACATCTCAGGAGAGGTAAAACCGCCTGCAAAATCTACCTCATAGAAAGGCACTTTTACATTAGAAACCATATCATCGGTTATGAGTACTGGTATGGTTGTATTTTCTTCCTCACGTTCGTTGTACTCGTTTTCTATTCTTTGGAAAAGGTTATCAAAGGCTTCGAGTATATCATCAGGCATTTCTTTGCTTCCGTTGTCATAGGCTTTGAGCGTTTTCATTGGTAGGTTGGTGAGTTCCTGAATGCGCTGCAAAGATAAGTTGTATTTATTGCGCTCGGCTCTTAAATAGGGTTCTTCTTCGTCTTCTTCAATAAGCATTTCGCCATTGCCTGTAAGAAGCCAATCTTTATTTATTTCAGGAAAGGCTGAAACTACTTTATCTATTAACCCTTCTTTTAAATATTTTTCTTCTCCATTTAGGGCTGCAGAAAGGTTTGTTCTACCAAAATCTATTTTTTCTGCTATGAGGGATTGATTTACGTACTCGGTACTTCCTTTTATGTACCGAACAGCTTTTTTAAGCCTGTCAGCCATTTTTTTTATACTACTTTTTGTAGTATCTAAATTATTTTCCATACCTTTGCACTTTAAAAATTAAATATTTGTTGTTATGGAGTTAGATAGTGATATTATCAAACAACTGATGTACTATAAAGATGAGCATCAAAGACTTCAAAGATTTATAGTATATACCACTTTTAGACTTATAAAAAGAGATTGGAATGTTATTCCTGATTTTGAGTATGATAATTTTAACGAAAATCCTTATTTATGGGCTCTTAGTGATGAACTAAAAAAAATACTTAATGAACTCAAAACGAAAGAGTAATATCTTTCTTATTCTCATTTGAGAAATTATCTTCCCACATTACTGTAATTACTGGCTTGTTATTTTTGGGATAATTTACCAAAGCATAAAAATCAAAACTTTCACTTTTATTTAAAATAGGAAAAGGGAGTTTATGCATTTCGTTTATTCTTATACGGTCTGAAACTATATCTTTCCAATCAATACAAATGTTTTTAGCGGTAGATTGCCCTATATTAGTAACTAAAATAATGCGCTGATCACCTCCTGCTTTTATAATTTCTATTTTTATATCTGCTTTTTTGTTATTTATCAATTCTTCTTTATATTTTTTACTACTACGTGAGTAACCTTTGATAACTATGTACAATGTTGCCATACATATTAAGGTATTAATTATCATATTCACTTCACTCATCTCTATATTCTCATAGATATACTTCAAAAAATCTTTCATTGTAACACTTTATTAATCAGTTGGTTATAAAAAACATTCTATTTTTGCACTAAAAAAGTTAGTAAATAATTTGCTTATACTAATTTTTGTAGTATCTTTGCAACGTGAAAATGAAACGTTACTTATTAACGTTGCAAAGATAATAAATAATATGAAATTAACAAGCACAGCAAGAAGTATTATTGTAAGTCGTATAGCTGACTTCTCAATAGAGGTGAATAAGCAGCCTGTAACTATTAGCCACTGGCTGTATATGCGACCTTATATGTTTTTGAAAATAGAAAATTACACCCCTTTAAAAAAGTTCGCTAAAACTGACAATATAGATGATTTGTTTGAGTTTGAAAGTGAAGAAGAAAAACAAGAACTCCTTAATAAATATAGAACCTTGAAATATGAACAAGCAACAATACATACAACAATTAAAGAGTAAGGTAAAAGAGTTAGAAGTAACAAAATTATGCCTCGAAGGCGCAATAAGAACACTTGCTAATGAGATTATCCGTACTAATGACGAGCTTGCTATTGTGGAAGGTAGCAAGCTGTCTTCTAAAAGACAAAAGAAAGTGGTTGATATATCGAAGTACGAAGCGCAATTCTTTGCTGAATGCGAACGTGCTCGACAAAACAGCTAATAAAAAAAGCGACACTTCACAGCGTCGCCTTTAAGTTTAACAATCTAAATCTTTTAATTACAATGGCAAAAGTACAACAAATGAATGAAACAGCAAAACAAAGTAGCCATTTTCTTCTTCAAGACGGCTACGTAACCTACAAGGGTAAGCGTTATAACGACTGTACCACTGCTGAAAAAGAGGTGTTTAATATCGTTATAGGCGATGTGAAGCCTATAGATGACGAACTTAACGCCTTAATACAAGGGCTAACAGCACCCTTATTACTTCAATATACTATGAATGAAAATTGTTTTATCAACCCTGCAATTTTTGACAAACTAAAAGCGGCTTTGCGCCCTAATAGTGATAACGACCACGAGGGGTGGTGGCATCTTAAATCTACTTGCGGCTGCTACACTATGCGCTTATCAGGGTGCTATGACAGGGGTATTTTAAACGCTGAAGTCGAAGTATATAAGACTATCGACAAAAGTACTGATTATCTATCGCTAACCAATGCCCAGTGGCTTGATGTACAAGATGCCCTTGAGGATGAGTATAAGAGGTTAGTAAAAGATAGTGAAGAATGCGAGCGCAACCGCTACTACGAAGAGTTATCACACGATTGGCATCAATTTATTTAACCTTTAAATCTAATAACTATGAAAGAGCAAATAACAACCTTAGAAGTAGGTAAATGCTACCGAGTGTACCACAACAACGATGTATTACACCTTATTAGGGTTAATGAAGAGCATACATCTTTAATTCCTAACAGACCGCCCGTATATATGGTAGCAGAGATATGGGGTGATAACACCATAAATACTAACACATATCACTCAGTAACAGAAGGCAGCACTTATACAGAGATAACACAAGAGCAGTTTAAGGCTGTGTTAAACTCAATGATACACAGAGTATCTAATTACATAAGTACGATGAATTAAATAACCTTAATACCTATATCAAAATGAAAGTAGAAACAAAGTACAACGCAAATCAAACCGTTTATTTTATGCACGAAAATAGAATAAAAAGCAGCGAAGTAGCTATTATAGATATTAATATCATAGCTAATACAAACACCACTGAGATTAAATACAGAGTGTTCAATTTACCTAATTTCTTTTTACTCGAAAAAGAAGTTTTTGGCAGCAAAAAAGAACTATTAGAGTACTTAGAAAATAACTAAAAACACTTATACAAATGAATGAACAATTAATAACACTGAAGCAACCCCCTGTTATTGTTTATGAGAAAATCAAAGCAGTAGGGCAACAAATTGAGGCGAAAATCTCAGAATTGAACCTCGACAATCAGTTAGTAACTGAAGACACGCTAAAGAGTGCGAAAAACACTCGTGCGACACTGCGCAAAGAACTTGATGATTTTGAGACGCAACGCAAGTACATCAAAGAGCAGGTAAACGCTCCTTACGAAGCCTTTGAAAAGGCGTACAAAGAGCATATCAAAGTACATTACGATAAGGCTGATAGTACGTTGAAATCGAAAATAGACGAGGTGCAAAATCGCTTGATAAGTGACAAAAGCGCACGTATCAAAGACTATTTTACTGAATTGTGCCAGCAGCAAGGTATTGACTTCCTCATCTTTGAGCGTTTGCCGCTGAATATTACACTATCGGCTTCAGATAAGAGCCTTAAAGAGCAAGTGGCAAACTTTGTAAGCGAGGTATCAAAGAGCCTCCAACTCATTGAGAGCCTAAATGAACCTGATGAGTTTAAGGCTGAGATACTAACCGACTACAAGCAGACGCTTGATATTACAAGAGCGATACAGAATGCACAATACCGCAGGCAACAACGTGAGGCTGAATTAGCGCGTATCGAGGCGCAACGAGTAGCAGCCGAGCAAGCAAGGTTAGCCGCTGAAGCAAGGGCAAAAGCACAAGCTCCTTTGCAAGCACCCGCACAAGTAATTAATGAGGCGCAACCAGCAGTACCTATACAACCTGAAGCGCCTATGCAACCTGAACCAGTGCAAGAGGCTACACAAGCAGCACAAGAAGACGAAAATGAGGTTGTACAATCCACTTTCACAGTAACGGGCACAAGGGCTCAACTTAGAGTGTTACGTCAATTCTTAGATATTAATAAAATTCAATACGAATAACACAATGGAAAATCAAACATTTCAACCAGCAGTATTGCAACAAACGCAACCTGCAAAAACAAAAAACGGAGAAACAGAATACAAAGTAGCGGGCGAGCCTGTTAGACTATCTTACAATATCGTACGCTCATACTTAACAAGGGGTAATGCAACGGTAACCGACCAAGAGGTGGCTATGTTTATTAGTATTTGTAAGTACAACCAATTAAACCCTTTCCTTAATGAGGCGTATCTTATTAAGTTTGGTAGCAACCCAGCACAAATGATTGTCAGTAAAGAGGCTTTGATGAAACGTGCTGAAGCTAATCCGAGTTACGATGGCTTAGAAGCTGGACTTATCTTATTACGAAATAATGAAGTAATAGAGGTTGAGGGCAATTTTCACCTACCTACAGACGATATATTAGGGGCGTGGGCAAAGGTATACCGCAAAGACCGTTCAAAACCTTTTGTGTCAAAAGTTAATCTTAGCGAATACGACAAGAAGCAAAGCAGCTGGAGTGATAAAAAGGCGACAATGATTGCTAAAGTAGCCAAAGTGCAAGCCTTACGAGAAGCGTTCCCAGTACAATTAGGGGCAATGTACACTCAAGAAGAGCAGGGTGTTGTAGAGACTCAAGGGCGTACGATAATAGATGCAGAGGTAGTTGAGCAAAACGAGCCTACAGAGCCTCAAGCAGTGCCACCTATATCGCAACCAGCAGCAGGTGCACAAGCTCCAAAGCAAGTCGATTTTAAACAAGTATGATACAAACACAAGTAATTAGTTCAGGTAGCGAGGGTAACGCTGTGATATACAACAACGCAATAATGGTAGATTGCGGCGTTACACTCAAAGCCTTAAACGAGGTAAAACATTCTTTGAAAATTGTGCTCCTCACACACCAGCACGGCGACCACCTGAAATTGCGAACCTTACAACGCTTACAAGCCGAGCGACCTACTTTGCGTATTGCTTGTGCTGACTTCCTCTTAGAGCGGTTGGAGGGTTTAAACAATATTGATGTACTGCAAGTGGGTAAATTGTACGATTATGGGGCGTTTAAAGTGTCGTCTGTGAAGCTGTACCACGATGTACCAAATGTAGGTTGGCGAATATTCCTCCTTAACGGACAAAAGATATTCCACGCTACTGATACAGTACACTTGGAGGGCATTACCGCCAAAGGTTATGATTTGTATGCTATTGAGCATAATTACTGCGAGGAGTACATACAGCAGGCAATAGAGGAAGCGCGAGCCAACGGCGAATATACACACGCTTACGGCAATATCAATACGCACCTAAGCATACAGCAGGCACGTGCGTTTATTGAGGCAAATAGAAAGGAAAGCAGCGAGGTTTTGGAACTGCATAAAAGTAGAAGTTTTTATCAACACGAATGAGCACAAGGACTATCTTAACCGATAGTATGGAAATCATCATAGTAAAACCGTCAGTCGTGAGGTTTTCGCACCTAAGCGTTTTAGTAACGACTTTTTTAAGCAAATGAAAACAGTATTTAAAGTCGGAATGGAGGTCTATGACCAAATAGTTTTTCCTAATGAAAAAGGAAAAGTGATTGAAATTAGGGATTATAAAAACTATCCAGTTTTAGTAGAAACAGAGAGTGGAAATACTTATTCTTACACATTAGATGGCAGAGTTTTTTTTAAACAAACCCCTACTCTTTCAATTTCTCCTTATAAATTAGAAGGTTTTAGACAAGCACCTACTTTTGGTGAAGCTCTAAAGTGGTTAAGAGATGAATACTTAGATGAATCTGTTACTTATAAAATAGATGGGGAAAAATATTTTGCTGATTATTACTATAGTAAAAATGCTCCGTATAAATCTTTTGAGGCTTTAAGAAAACTTACTATTCTAAGAGATTATTACAATAATGGTTTTAAACAAGAGGATTTAGGTAATATTATTAATGCAATTATAATAGAAAGAGTAGATGATGAATATCAAATTGTTGTTAGGAAGCATCTTACTACAAGACATGTACTATTCTTTAAATCTGAAGAAATTGCATTCAAATTCCTTGAAGAACAAAAAGAACTATTAGAAATTGCAAAACCTTTATTATAACTATGAAAAAATACACATTTTGCAAAGTATATGAGTATGAAGACAGACAAATACTCGTTCAGAAAGAATACAACGGAGATAATGAGACCTACTTCACAAAAGTAACTACATCTAACGGAGAATTATTGACATCCTTATCTTATGGGTTTGCTACTGAAGAAGGCTGTATCGAATGCTTTGACGCTTTTACAAAAAACAAAGCATTAGAAATCTTCAAGAAAATGAGAATTATAAAGTAATAACTATGGAAATACAAGGACGAATTAAAACAATATTCGCTACTGAAACAGTAGGGCAAAACGGCTTTCAAAAGCGTGATTTAGTTATCACCACCGATGGGCAATATCCACAAGATATTATCATTCAATTTGCACAAGGCAATTGCGCTTTGTTGGATAACTTGCAAATAGGGCAAATAGTTAAGATACATTTTAACCTGCAAGGAAGAGAATGGACAAGTCCGCAAGGCGAGGTTAAGTACTTCAATACGGTTGTAGGTTGGAAGATTGAGGTTGTACAACCTATGCAACAATATCAGCAACCTATGCAATATCAGCAAGCCCCGCAAGGGTACGTACAGCAACCGCAATATGCGCAACCTGCCTACCCACCACAAGGGCAACCGCAATATCAGCAGGGGCAAATGTTTAACCAGTACGGACAAGCACCCGCACAAGATGACGGAATGCCTTTTTAGTAACTTAAAAAATAAAGAAAAAATGAAAGAAAAAATACTTGAAACAAAAGTTTATGAAGCAGAGGATGATACTCAATTTGACTCTGAAGAGAAATGTTTGGAATATGAGAAAAAATTAAAAGACATCTCATATTTTAGGTCAAATGTAAGTCCTGATTTAACTGAAACAGGACTTCCTCAAGAAACAATTCTTTTTGCTGTACACTCTAAATACCTTGAGAAAGAAATGTGTATTCAATGGTTAATAAAAAACAGAAAAAATATCATTGAATATGTGCAAGGTAGTGTTTATGGAATCTGTCCTAATTGGACTATACCAATTCCTATAACAAAAGAAGATTGGAATAAAGATAAGAAAAGTGAAAAAATCTTTATTTATAGTTGTGACAAAATTGAGATAGAAGGCTATCCTGAACCCGTTTGTATAACAGATTTAAATATTAAAAAATGAACAAGTATGTAATTAAATTTAGCCACGTGGAAGAAAGTGAGTACACGGCTATTGTAGAAGCAGAAAGCTATGAAGAAGCAATGGACATTTTTGAAGAGAGTCCGTTTGACTTTCTTGAAGATGAAGAACCCGACAGTGTGCAAGGACACGCATTTCACGTTAGTAAAGTAACTGAAGATGGTGAGGTTGTGTATGAAAAAACAAAGGAATTAATAGCAGAGTACCGTGAATGTTAGGTAATTAACACAACAAAAAGCAAGTATCAATCGGGATAGTAGCAGGTTCGAGTCCTGCCTTGCTTTCAAAGACGATAACAATGAAAAAGATAACCATTCCGTGCAACGTTAAGAACGGCAAATTGGTGCAAAATCGCAATCTGATACAAAAGGCTATAGCTTCATTTGAGGATACGAATATCAACATCACCATTGAGAGGCGAAGCAAGAAACGAAGCGTACAGCAGAATGCTTTCTATTGGGGCGTTTGGATACCTATCATTCAGCAGGCTATGAATGACACTTGGGGCGAGTTTTACCCTCCTAATGAGGTGCATAATGTACTGAAAGCCTTGTGTAATTATGAGGAGCGTCCTAATCCTGCCACAGGTGAGATACAGCGAGTACCTATGAGCAGCACCAAGCTGACCACCTACGAATGGGAAAAGGAGTTTAAGCAGCAAGTAAGGCAAATGTGTATGGATAATTTTAATCTTGATTTACCTGAACCTGATAATGAGGAATAAGCAATGAAAGAAACTATAACCACTCCAAAAATGGAGCTATTGACATACAATTACTTTGAAAAGTCAAGCCTTGTAATAGTTCCTAAATTCTCACGGCTCAACGCTGTAAGGTATGATGATAATACTAAACGTTTAGGATATAGAAGTGAAAATATTGTTACCCACGAGTGTGATATGCTAATGGTTACTAAGAACTATTTCCTCAGAGAAGTTGAAATAAAGGTGTCGGTAAGTGATTTTAAAGCTGATTTCAAGAAGAAACACAATCACAAGGGCAATATCAAGCAGTTTTATTATGCCGTCCCTTACTATATCTTAGATAAAATCAAGGAATTAGTTCCTGAACAAGCAGGGATATTGGTTGCTGAATATAATGCTGAACTATCAGAACGTTGGCAATTGAGGAAGCACAAAGAAGCGAGTAATAACCTTTCAGCAACACCTATTGACGATAAAAAACTGAACTTAATATTTAGGATTGGTTACCTAAAATATTGGTTTTATAGGAAAAGAGAAACTACACAACTACAAAGAAAACAATAATTAACAACCCGATTTGAAAGGAGATTGAGCGCGCGGCAATCTTTATCAAATCTCTAATTTCAAATCAAAATGAATGATTATAAAGAGTTTTTAAAGAACAAAATCAAAATCGCTCCTAAACAAGGGTTTCCTTGTAGCCTTGATGAGATTAACCCACGAATGAAACCCCATAACCGATTAATGGTAAAGTGGATGGTAGAGGGTGGTAGGCGTGCTTGTTTTGCGTCCTTTGGGCTTCACAAGACCGTTACCCAACTCGAAGCTGTTAGGGTAGTCCTTCAAAAGTTAGGAGGAGGCAAAGGGCTAATAGTTTGTCCGCTATCTGTACGACAAGAGTTTGTCGAAGACGCTAAAAACATTCTCGGCTGGGAGGTAGCCCCTAAGTTTATCCGCAGAATTGAGGAAACGGATGATAAGGACGGTATCTACCTAACCAATTATGAAAGTATCAGAGACGGCAAATTAGACCCTCGACACTTTCAGGTAGCAAGTCTTGATGAGGCGAGTATCCTCAGAGGCTTAGGAGGCTCTAAAACATTCCGTGAGTTTATGAGGTTATTCACAGGTGACGCTGGGCCAATGCAACAGCGTAGAGGGGCTGACAATATCAAATACCGATTTGTAGCCACGGCCACTCCCTCCCCTAATGATTATATAGAGTTATTAGCGTATGCCGACTTCTTAGGGGTAATGGACGTATCACAAGCCAAAACACGCTTTTTTAAACGTGATAGTACTAAGGCTGATAAACTCACTTTGCACGCTCATAAAGAAGAGGAGTTTTGGTTATGGGTGTCCTCTTGGGGGCTTTTCGTTACAAAGCCTTCTGATATTACCCAAAACGAAGCAGACGATATGGGCTATATACTCCCTGACTTAGATTTGCGTTGGCACGAAATACCTACTAATCACGAAAACGCGGGGGCAGAAAAAGACGGACAAGGAAAATTGTTTAAAGACACTGCACTGGGGCTACAACAATCAGCACAAGAAAAACGAGAATCGTTAGACGACCGTATCGCTAAAATGTTAGAACTCCGTGCTGAAGCCCCTGAAGCACATCGTGTAATATGGCACGACTTAGAGAGCGAACGCAAAGCAATCGAAAAGGCTATCCCAACACTAAAATCAATATATGGCTCTCAGGATTTTGAAAAGCGTGAGGAGATAATAAAGCAATTCTCTTATGGCGAGTTGCAAGAGTTAGGAGCAAAACCCGTGATAGCAGGCTCAGGGTGTAACTTTCAGCGGTATTGCAGTTGGGCAATATACTTAGGGATAGGTTATAAGTTTAACGACTTTATTCAATCTATACACCGCCTGCAACGTTTCCTACAGAAGAACGTGGTACGAGTAGATTTAATCTATACCGAAGCCGAACGCAACGTGCGTAAAACCTTAGAAAACAAGTGGAAAAACCATAATAAACTCGTAAAGAATATGACCGAAATAATTAAAAAATACGGACTTTCTCATTCTGAAATGGCGCAAGTACTTACGCGCAAAATAGGCGTGGAGCGTATTGAGATAAAAAATGATTACTACCATATCGTAAATAACGACAATGTAGTAGAACTCAATCCTAATGAAAACCCACACGCACTAAAAGACAATAGTGTAGGGCTTATCCTTACCTCAATACCCTTCAGTACCCAATACGAGTATTCTCCTAATTATGCTGATTTTGGACACTCTGAAAGCAATGAGGAGTTTTTTAAACAAATGGACTTCCTTACCCCTAACTTATTCAGAGTGCTGCAACCTGGTAGAATAGCTGCCATACACGTAAAAGACCGTATCGTACCAATGGGGCTATCAGGAATGGGGGTGCAAACCGTCTACCCCTTCCACGTAGATTGCATACAGCACTACACCAAGCACGGCTTCGCCTATATGGGTATGAAAACCATCGTTACTGATGTGGTTCGTGAAAATGGTCAAACCTACCGCTTAGGGTGGAGCGAACAATGTAAAGATGGAACTAAGATGGGTGTAGGAATGCCTGAATATCTCTTACTATTCAGAAAGCCTGCAACCGATAAAACTAACGCTTATGCTGATGAACCCGTAATTAAGAGCAAAAAAGACTACACACGGGCCAAGTGGCAAATAGACGCACACGGATTTACACGCTCCTCAGGCAATCGTTGTTTAAAGCCCGAAGAGTTGGCTAAACTACCTCACGATAGCATATTCCAAGAGTATAAGCGTTTTTCGTTGGAAACAATCTATAATCACGACTTCAATGTAAAAATAGCCGAAACATTAGACCTGCACGGCAAACTACCCACCTCGTTTATGCTCTTACAGCCTCAAAGCTGGAGTGATGAAGTGTGGACGGATGTAACTCGTATGCTTACCCTAAACGGATCACAATGGAGCAAAGGAAAAGAGATGCATCTTTGCCCAATGCAGTTTGATATTGCCGACCGTGTAATTGAGCAGATGAGCAACAAGGGTGATGTAATATTAGACCCCTTTGGAGGGCTAATGACAGTACCCTATCGTGCAGTGCTTAAAGGTCGTTATGGAGTAGGTTTTGAACTCAATCCACAATACTTTTTAGATGGTGCAGCCTATTGCGAGGCAGCAAAGCAAAAAGTAAGTATGCCAACGCTTTTTGACCTTATAGACGAAGCAGAGGCAGCACAAAAACAAGCAGTCTAA